TTAGAGTCTTTAGTAAAAAGAATGATACCTTTTGCTGATTTAATTCAAATTAGTCATCTAAAAATACAACAAGTAGTTGCAAGGGTAGTTCCAGACGGTGTGTTTATTGATGCTGATGGTTTAAATGAAGTAGACTTAGGAACTGGTAACGCATATAATCCTGAAGATGCACTACGTTTGTATTTTCAAACAGGTAGTGTTATTGGTAGAAGCTACACGCAAGATGGTGAATATAATAATGCAAGAGTACCAATTACTCAGTTAACTGCAAATAGTGGTGCAAGTAAAATGCAAATGCTTATTACCAACTATAATCATTACATGGATATGATTAGGTCTGTAACTGGATTAAATGAAGCTCGTGATGGATCAAGTCCTGATCCAAATTCATTAGTTGGTGTGCAAAAGTTAGCAGCATTAAATTCTAATGTAGCTACAAGACATATTCTAAATGCAAGTTTATATATTACAAAAACTTTAGCAGAATGTTTATCTATTAGAACAGCAGATGTTTTAGAGTTTGCTGAATTTAAAGATGAGTTTGCAATGCAAATAGGTAAATACAATTTAAGTATTATAGAAGATGTTAAAAATTTATATCTTTATGACTTTGGTGTATTTATAGAGTTAATGCCAGATGAAGAAGAAAAAGCTATGTTGGAACAAAACATTCAAATGGCCTTATCTAAAGCAGATATTAATCTTGAAGACGCTATTGATATTAGAGAAATTGCTAATTTAAAAATGGCTAATCAATTGCTTAAAGTAAAAAGAAAAGCCAAGCAATTAGCTGAACAACAAACTCAAGCACAACAACAACAAATGCAAGCTCAAATGCAAATGCAAGCGCAACAAGCTGCTGCGCAAATGGCTATGCAAACTAATGAGGCTGAGACTCAATCTAAGATTGCTGTTAAGGAAGCAGAGGTTGCTTTTGATATTCAAAAATTACAAAGAGAAGCTGAATTAAAACAACAGTTAATGCAAGTAGAATTTGAAATGCAAATGCAGTTAAAAGGTTTGGATGGTGAAAACTTAAAAACTAGAGAAAATGAAAGAGAGAATGCGAAGAATGATAGAATTAGTCAGCAGTCAACACAAACATCTAAAATGATTGAACAGAAAAAAAGAGATTTACCAGCTATAAATTTTGAGTCTAATGAAGATAGTTTGGATGGATTTGATTTAGCAGAATTTAACCCAAGATAATTAAATTAAATAGTATTAACTTTATAAAAATTAAATCAAATGGAATTTACAGTAAAAGCAGTAGACGGAAATGTTGAAGAAAAATCAAGAGCGCAAGTTGAAGAGACTTTGTTAAAAGAACACGAAGAACAATTTGAACAAAAAGAAGTAGAAGATAAATCTATTGATAAAATAGATTTTAGTAATAAAGAAAATTCAACTACCGAAGAAACATCGGTTGATGAAACTAAGAGTGAAGAAACATCTATACCAGAATTAAATGATGATGATGTTATTTCATATATAAAGAAAAGATACAATAAAGATATTAATTCTGTTGATGAATTATTTGCGGAAAAAGAGGCAAATAGTGATTTACCAGAAGATGTATCTGCGTATTTAAAGTACAAGCAAGAAACTGGACGTGGTATTAATGACTTTTATAATTTACAAAAAGACATTGATGTTATGGACGATAATGCTGTACTTGCTAATTATTATGAGTCCACTGAAGAAGGTTTAGACTCAGATGATATTCAAGACATTATTGAAGATAAGTTTTCATATGACGAAGACTTAGATGATGAAAAAGATATTAGAAAAATAAAATTAGCAAAAAAAAGAGAACTTTCTAAGGCAAAGAAGTTTCTTAATGAACAGAAAGATAAATATAAAGTTCCTCTTGAGTCAAGTGGGGATGGGTTATCAGAAGATCAACAAGAAAACCTTAATGCTTATAAAAAGTATATAGAGGAATCCGAAAGTGTTACGGATGCAAATGCTAAAAGATATAATTATTTCTTAGATAAAACCGAGTCGGTTTTTAACAACGAATTCAAAGGTTTTGAGTTTTCAGTTGGTGATAAAAATATTTCTTTTAAACCAGGAGATGCACAAGAACTTAAAAATGTTCAATCTGACGTTAACAATTTCGTTAACAAATTTATGGACAAAGATGGTTTAATTGCAGATGCTAAAGGCTATCACAAAGCATTGTCTGTAGCCATGAATCCTGATAAGTTTGCTAAACACTTTTACGAACAAGGAGTTGCTGCGACTGTAGATAATGTTTCAAGAAAATCAAAAAACATTAATATGGATGTTAGACAACAATCTCAATCGGTTTCTAAAAATGGAATTACGATTAGACCTATGAGTTCAAGTAGCGACAGTGGAAGAGGACTCAAAATTAAAAGTAGAAAAAATAATTAATTTTAAAAAAACAACAAATTATGGCAGTAAATGTAGCCCCAGGATTTGACTTGCAGCCAAGTGCGCAACAAACTCCTTTATCAACAAACTACATAACTAACTTTGATTTCTTGAATCAGTATCTTCCAGATACTTACGAAAAGGAATTTGAGCGTTATGGAAACAGATCAGTAGC